ATTTTTGTTTATGGTTATGATTCAATGATAGATTCATTTATGAGAAAGAGATTCAATAGGAAATTAGGATTAGTGAGGTTGGATGAACTATCAGATAAGATTTTAAAAAGATTAATACCACTAAGTAAATAAAGGATAATGGCAGAAAATGGCTAAGAATAGAACAAGTTTTGTGAAGGGACAAATTGCTAACCCAAATGGTAGGGGTAAAGGAACACCCAACAGAACTACACAAGAGATGAAAGATTATATCAAAGTTATCATTGATAAAAACCTTGATAGGATGGAAGAAGATTTTTCTAAACTATCTCCCGGTACAAGATTGATGTTAATAGAAAAGTATGCTAAATATTATATTCCAACATTAGCACAAACAAAGAATGATGTTGATGTTACTGGGGATATAAATATCACAGTGAGATATGAAGATGATAATTTAAATGGGGGCAACACGGATAGTAATCAAGAGTAAATATTTTGATTAGCAAGAGACCTCGGAAGCTCTGCCTCCACTAAAAATATATAGTTCAATTTATTGTTTACAGTATATAGAATCAACCACAAGAAGAAAGCTATTTATATAGGATATACAAATAACTTAACTCGTAGAGAAAAAGAACACAACTATCATTTAAAGAAGGGAACTTCTAAAGAAGTGTATGACTATCTGAGAAAGAAGAAAGTCTCTACAATCAAGTTAGAACCACTCAGGAAGTTTAAATCTAAGACCGAAGGAAAAAGATTTGAATGTCTGATGATTCTCATGTATCATTTCGGGTCTTATAGAACACTAAACAAGATTCCCAATATCTCAGATAGATAAAAATTATTTGAAATATGAGTTTATGTTATAAGAAAGGATTTTATTCAATCGAGCACGCTTTGATTCAGGCGAAGTCTTTACTAGGTACAGGAAAAGTTAAGACTATTGGAATATATCCCTGTGATTATTGTGATAAATATCACTTCAGTAAGAATGAGTTATTACATCAATATACTTTTAGGGAAGTTAGGAAACTATTAGAAGTAAGGACAGGATATACAGATTGTAAATGTTTGTTGAGTGATAGTTTAAAGAAGCAACTAAGAAGAGAAAGCTCAGATAAAAATATAGTAGAATGAATTGGATGTAATAATTAAACTACCTAGACCATTTCCCAAACAACAAGAGATAATAAATGATGGTTCAAGATTCAAGGTAATATGTGCTGGGCGAAGAGTTGGTAAGTCAACACTATGTAAGATATTATCTATCACTAATCTTCTAAAAGGTAAGAGGATAATATATATTGTACCTGAGTATGGATTAGCAGAGAAATTCTATGATGATATATCCATCTTACTCCCACAACAAGTAATCAAACAACAAAATAAATCAAGACTACATATAAAACTAATCACAGGTGGTGAGATAAAGTTTTTTAGTGGTGAAGCACTACATAGAAGTAGAGGATGGGAATGTGATATATTGATATGTGATGAAGCTGCTTATCTAGATGATTTAAAATCAGAGTGGGATTTATCACTCAGACCTCTATTAATGAAAACAAGAGGTGATGCTATTTTTATATCAACTCCAAAAGGTAAGAATTTCTTTTATTCATTATTTCAAAAAGGTAAGAATGATGAAGATGGATTCAAGTCATGGCAATTCTCTTCTCATTTCAATCCATATATCCCTAAAGAAGAGTTACTGGAACTAATTGAAACATTACCATCAGCAGCATATTCACAAGAGATATTAGCTGAGCCTGGTGAAAATATATCTAATCCATTTGGTACAGAAAACATAGATAGAGCAATCAGACAATCACTATCAACTAAACCCAGTGTAGTATATGGTATTGACTTTGGTAGAGTGAATGATTATACTGTTATAACTGGTCAGGATGAAGATGGTAACCTCTCATTTTTTGAAAGATTCAAATTACCATGGGAACAAACAACATCTAGAGTTAAACAACTGAGAGATTCAGACCCATATACTTTAATTGTAGTTGATAGTACTGGTGTTGGTTCTGTATTACTTGAAAGATTACAGGTTGATATATACAACATAGTAGGATTTGAATTTACTGGTAAGAGTAAACCCATTATCATCCATGATTTGATAAAAGATATGGAGACAGGTTCAATTACAATAAATGATATGATAGCTCAAGAGATGTCAACCTATGAGTTCAAATACACATCAGGAGGGAATCTATCTTATAACGCTGCATCAGGTTACCATGATGATACAATTGCTTCTCTTGCTATGTGCAACTATTACAGAAAGAAAGTGCTTGTAAGAGGTACTGATTTATATGTGTTTTAATGAATGATAAACCACTTAATATATAAAAGAAAAATATTACTATGAAGATTTTAAAGTTTATACACAAATGTATTATATTTCTATTTGCTGTACCGGCAATTCTATTTACTATACCAACAGTTATTTTAATAATATTATTAAAATTAGTTAAAACAGGAAGTATTAAAGAAGTTGTAAAAATGATTAAAGACAGTGTTGAAGTTAAGATTTTTAATGAAGATGACGGAACAATAAAAACCACTAAATAAGTATGAAGACATTTTTAACTAAGGCTTTATTATTTATAGCAAATAATATAAATGATATAACAATAATTGGATTATCATCTATGTTGATGAGATATGTATCAACAGTAAGCATAACATTACTATCAGTAGTGATTCTATGTAGTGTATTAAATGTATTAATAAAACAAATAAATAAGAATGGTTAAAGAATATTCAGAGAAAGAGTTATTAGATATGTTACCATCAGGATGGAATGATATTACTCTTGAGAAATTTATAAAGATAATTACTGAGGTTGAAGTAAAGGAACATGGAGAAGATATGTTCTTATTGAATCTAGAAAACTCCATAAATATCTCTTCTGTATTTATAGGATTAGATACTGAGATAATTGAACAACTTCCATTACAAACAATTAAGAAGATGGATAATAAATTATCATTTCTATCTAAGAGACCAGAACCAAAAGAAGTAACTATTTATAAATGGGTTAAAGAAATTGATGAACCTGATTATGATAGTTTCATTATTTATACAAAGATGGCTGAGTTGTTATATAAACCTGAAAAGGAATTTAAAGATATGGCTTATCAAAATCTACCATTATTTATTAGAAAGATATGTTTAGATAAATTGACATTAACAGAGATTAATCAATTGCCAATGGATGAAGTAGAAACGGGTTTTTTTTTGCTAAGAAAGTCTTTGAGAAAATATCTAAAGACTTTAGAGACTCCATTACAAATGATAGTGATGAAGGACAAACTAAAGAAGAAAATGAAATCATTAATCCACTTCAAGAAGAGTTCAGACAAGTAAAGAAAGATATTTATAGTGATTATGGTTGGCTATTCAACGCGGAGGAAGTATCAAAGTTTACTAATACTAGTTACTATCAGATATTGAATTTACCAGCAGTTGATATTTTAGGAACACTTATAATTATGAAAGCAAAAATTGACTATATGAAATAATGCCACAATCACTTAAACAAGCTTCAAAGAAAGCAATCTATAAATCCAATGTATCTAAGTTAGATGGACTGGGTAATGATAAAGTCTCTTTTACAACTGGAGAAGGACTCTCCGCAATTCAACTAGTGATAGGACAATTTATTGAAAGGATAGCAGCAAACATCAATAGTGCTGGAATAATCAACACAGGGTCAATTACAGACATCACAGTGGTTCCAAAAGATAATGGGATAGATATAGTAGCCCCGGCACATTTGGTGTACCAATCAAGAGGTGTATCAGGTACAGAGACTAAATATCCTACTCCACATTCTTACACCGATAAGATGCCACCACCAGATGTATTAGTTCCATGGATGAAGAAGAACGGAATCCCAGAGGAAGCCAAGTTCGCAATTGCCCAATCTATTTATAGACATGGTATTGCACCAAAGGATTTATATGAGAAAGAGATACCACAATTGATAGAGGAATTAAAGAAAGAGATTGCTGATTTTATGGTTCAACATATTAATCAAGCAATAGACTTACATCCCTCAAAAGGCGGGGGGAATAGAATTATACTAAAATGATAGAAGAAATATATACCTGTATATTCTGTGATGAGAATTTCATTACTAAAGACAAAGTAGTGATTGAAGTATGTGATTCTTGTTTTGAAAAGTATAAAGAGATGTTTGAAAAATTAAGTAAAGATGAATGAATGTAGAAGATATATTTAAGAGTTGGATAAAAACAATTAACCCAACAGAGGAACAACTTCAATTAGCAAAAGAAAGATTGGATATATGTAACACTTGTCCATCCAAACAAAAAGGAATGGGTAAGATGAATATATGTAATCTCTGCAATTGCCCTATCTCTTATGATGAAAAACCAATAGGAAAAACTTATTCAGAGAAAAATGATTGTCCATTACACAAATGGAAATCTTAAAATACCACTAATGAAATATAATGATTAACATAATCCAACAACCACAATTATTTACTCCAAGTAAGAATCCTGTATTGTTCCAATTTGGTACAACATATTCCAATACACTTTATTTCAATATACAGATGTATCAATCTCCAAGTAACTATTTAATCATTACTGACAAAGCTTATGTAACTCCAATTAATGTAACTGGTTCTGAATATAATATAAGTGATGTTATGAGGAGCTTAGTACATTGGGAAATTAATACAGCAACATCTTCATTAGTTAAACCACTAACACAACCATTAAACTCATTCTATTTAAATGTTAGTGAATATGGAGTGGGACCAACATCAGGTCTTGTGGAACAACTTAGTTCAACTGCATCTACAGATATAAAGAATGTATGGAATGCAAAATTGAGACGCAATAGTTTTAATAGATTTAGCTACCATGATTTTGTTGCTAATACAGGGAATACAACTTCTAATATAAGTTTCTTAACTGATAAGCCAGATTGGACAAGATTAAATAATGAATCCTTTGAACAACTATATTTCTTAAAAGATTCAGCCCACTCTATTAAATATGACTATACATTTTATAACAACAATGTTCAAATAGGAAACTCAAGTTCTACAATTACATCTACTTATTCTTTAAATAGATTACTTGTTGCACCAAGAGACTTACCATTGTTCTTTACTTATAGTAACTATGATTCTTATAGAGTAAGATTAATATCATCAGATGGAACAACAACAGTATCTAATCCTAGAACTTATAAAATTGATACTGTTCCTTGCTTTCTTGAGTTAAAAAATATTATATGGATTAATCAAGTAGGTGGTATAGATTCTTATCAATTTGTAAATCCAGTTGAAACAAGGAATGTAGAGAGAAGTAATATTCAAAAGAATACCTATAATTATGATTCTAATCTAAACTATACAGACAGAGAAGATGGGATATTAAATCCAAATATTGTAGATATAAATCTCAATTTAAATTCAACATATAGGATGTATACTAGACCAATGAGTAATGATGAATTATATTGGTTAGGTGGAATACTTGAAAGTGAGCAAATATTTATTGAGATAGAAGAGGATGGTAAGAGTTTATATCCAGTTTCACTGGTTGAATCATCTTATGAGATACAGAGTAGTAGATATAAAAAGGACTCACTGATACAACCTCAGTTTACTTTTAAGATTACTGGTGATGCTGTTGAGCAATTTTTTTTTTTGAGGAATCCAATTGAGATAATAACACCAACTACAATATCTAATATATTCTGGGAGTTTACAAATACTGCTGATAGTGGTGTGTTTAATATTAAAAAGAATGGAACTGATTTAGTTTATAGAACTGCATCAGGAACAGGTACTGCAACTGCATCTATAGGAGATATAATCACATTATTTGATTCAGCAACTTCATCAGGTACAGCATCATCACAATTATATTCAGATAATAATGGAACACAATATTCTATTTCATCTTCAAGTCTTACTTATTCACAAGTTGGATATACATTCTCATATTTAGGGAGTACCACAATAAGAGGAACTTCATCTCAAATACTACCACCATCTAATATATTCTGGGAGTTTACTAATACTGCTGATAGTGGTGTATTTAATATTAAAAAGAATGGCGTTGATTTAGTTTATAGAACCACAACTGGAACAGGTAGTGCAACTACATTTATTGGTGATATAATTACATTATTTGATTCAGCAACTTCATCAGGTACAGCATCTGCAAGTTTGTATTCAAATAATAATGGAACACAATTTTCAACTACATCCACAAATGCTTCATATTCTCAAGTTGGATATACATTCTCTACAATAGGTAATATCACTGTTAGAGGAACTTCATCTCAAATGGTTACACCATATCAGAACATAATAATAGATAATAATTCAACAGATGTTATTATACATAATGTGGTGATTAATGCAGTTGGATTAACAGCTTTAACAATTGATTTTCCTATTTCAGCATCTCAATATAGTGTGGGTATAAATTATCAATTAGGTACTCATAATATGGATATATATTATTCATATACTGGAACTATACAGAGTATAAATTTCCAATCATTTTGTCAGAATGTTGAAGTTGGTTCTCCATTTTCTATTATTGGAGCATCTTTTTCAATAGTAGACGGGGTAATCACAGTAGGTGATGGAAATTGTTTTTAAAAAATTATTATTAATAGATGAACGGTTATAAAATGTATTTGATAGATTATGATGGAACAAGTATTGAACTTGATACAGAAGATTTAGATTTTGGTCTGGAGTTAAAAATATCCTCATTACAAGATTTATCATTAAGAGCTGGGAATAGAACTAAGGATATTGTTCTAAAAGGAACTTCTATAAATAATGAAGCCTTTGGTCATATATATAGATTAGGTAGAACTAATGATACAAGTATATCTAATAAATTATTCTTTAATTATAATTCACTGAGACCTGTTGATTGTTTAATTTATAAGGATAGTTATTTAATATTCAGAGGAAATTTTAGGTTAATTGAAGTATTAAGAAATAAAGGAGTGATGTATTACTCTTGTGTTATTACAGATGGAGTTATTGATTTAATTAAATACACAAAGGATAGATTACTTACTGATATTGATTTTATTGACCTCACACATAATTATGGTATTACTACTATTACACAGAGTTGGAGTCAACAAACTGAAAGAATAACTGCAACAGGATATTCATATACTCCATTTCAACTTGGTAGTGGTTATGTTTATGGATATGGATATTATGGATATACCTACTCTGGAACATTAAATGGTACTGTATCTACAAGTCTTTATGATTATAGACCTGCTATTTATGGTAGAGAGATGTTAAATAGAATATTTACACAACCAGGATTAACAGGATTTTCTTATGAGATATATGGAGATACTTTGAATGAAAGAATTGATGCAATAGTGTTACCTAATTTACAAGAAAAAATGTCATCTAAAATATCTGGATTTCAAATGGAATTATATAGGTCACCAACACAATCAGGTTATACATCATTTGGATTACATGAAACATTTCCTGACCCAGAATATGGAGGTGAGTATACTAACTTTTGGTGGGAATATCTTAATCTACAAAATTATAGTTTCACTGGTTCAAATGCTTACTTAGCCACATTTAATAAAATTACTGATTATACATGGCAAGTTATTAATGATATTACTTTGGATGCTCGTATAGAAATTGCATATACTGTTTTTGTAGATAGTACTACTACTTGGAGAATAAGAAGTAAAGACATAATTGAGACAGTTGAATTTGTTATTGGAGCAACAGGAACTACTTTCTCTGGTAATATAACACTGAATATCCCAACAACTTTATATTCACATGGTGAGTTAATTCAGATTGAATCAAGACATTGGAAGCCAGATTATGATGTAGCAAATTCATTTTCAAATTTTAATCTTACTGCTTCATATACATTACCTGATGTTGCAACAGATACTCATATCACAGCTGTATTAAATACTCCTTTAACACCATCACCACCAGAGAAAGTATCACAATATGATTTCATTAAGTCATTAATGATAATGTATGATATGTATGCTTATGTTGAAAAGGATAGACCAAAACATATAATTTTCAAAACCTATGATGATTTCTATGTCTTAACATTACCTCAATATATAATTAGTACAGCTTTAGATTGGACAAATAAAATAGTTTATAGTGAAGATTGGAAAAATAAAAGAAATTTAACTATTCCAAAAAGATATACTTATACTTATAAAGAAGATAAAGATTGGTTGAATGATAAGTATAAAAAAAGATATAATAGTGTTTATGGTGAACTTAGATTCACTGATGCTTATGGTGTTACTGATGAAAAGAAAGTAGAGGTATTATTTAGTCCATCACCACAAGTATCAACAGATGGTAAAAAGTATCCAATGTTTAGAGGTGGTGATGATATAGAACAAAAACCAACAGCTTTAAACACAAGGATATTATATTATAATGGGGTAAGAGGATGTGATTCTTATCGTATTCTTAATACTATATCTTATCCAGATTTTATAAATAATATAGATGTGTATCCAATTATCTCTACACAGAGTTCTTATGGAGAAATGTCTGAGTATTACAATCCTGATAATTTAGAATTACCAATTGAATCATTACAATGGGGAACACCAAGGGAATTATATTTTACTGCAACTGATGATTATTTTACTATACCAAATCTATATTCTTATTACACTAATCAAGTAACTGAATTAACAAATTCTAATCTATATGTTTTAGAATGTATGGTTTATTTATCATCAATAGATATTTCAAGATTCGATTTTAAAACACCAATCTTTATTTCTACTGATATAGGAAATTCATATTTCAAAGTATTGGAGATTAAATGGGATGGTAGTCATAAACCTGCATCTGTAATATTGCAATCTATCTTCTTTGGTAATGAAAGATAACATAGTGTGAAATACCACTAATAAATAAATAGTATATGGATAAATGGCTACACAAGCAGAAGAAGTAATCTTTAAAATAAATTTTGATACTAGTCAAGTTGAAACTGATATAAAGAATTTAGATAGTAAAATATCAAATGTTGGTAAAGGTGTTAATAATGATACTTTCAAAAGTTTTAAAACCCAATTAAGAGAAGCTACTCAAGAAGCTCTTAGATTAGGAGATGCTGTTGAAAAAGGTACTGGTTCTAAAAAAGCATATGATGATGCAAGAGCTAATCTTGCTGGTCTAAAAGATAAATATTCAGACTTTCAAAAATCAGTAGAGGGTTTTAATCCAGATAATAGATTAAAAGGATTAGTACAAGTTACACAGGGTGCTGCTGTTGCTGTTCAAGGACTTGCTGGTGCATTCGTATTAGTAGGGGTTGATGCTGATACTGCTCAAGTTGCAATTGCGAAATTACAAGCTATTATGGCTTTTACTCAAGCTATAGGTTCTATAGATGATGTTAAAGAAGGATTCAGAACACTTAAAGATTCAGTTACAAATCTTACAAAATCATTTACTACAGGTGATTGGTTAGGGGTTGCTCTTATTGGTATTAGTGCGATTGGAGTTGCTATTGTTGCAATGAGTAAGAGCACATCTGATGCAAGTATTGCAGCAGATGCTTTAGCAAGTACTGTAGAAGGATATAATGAAGCTCTTGTTGGAGCAATTACCAATGTAAATAATGTTAAACAAGCTTTTGAAGATTTTCGTAAAGGAGTAATATCTAAAGAACAAACATTAAAAATATATAATGATACTTTAGGTGATTCACTTGGTAGAACAAAAGATATTGCTGTTGCTGAGAAAAATCTTAATGATAAAGCAGATGAATATATTAGGGTAACTGGATTAAAAGCACAAGCTAATATATTAATGGCGAGAAGTGCGAAAGCTGCTGCCGATATATTAACTGCTTCTCTTGATGACCAAACAAGTTTCTTTGATAAAACTAAATCCACTTTATTAGCATATTTAGGTTTTACTACTAAAGCAGTTAGTACTGCTATTGAAGCCCAAAGAAAAGGTGCAGAAGATTTAAAAAAGGATAAGGAGCAAGAAATAAAAGTTCTTGATGGGTTAATAAAAAAATTAAATGATGATATTGGTAAATCTGGAATTAATACAAGTGTTGTAGTTGATGAAAAGGTGATTGCTAAGGGTAAAGATGATTTATTAGATTATCAAAAATTTGTTGATGGTGTTAGAGAAGATTTATATGTAAGTACATTAAGTGACCAAGAGAGAGAACTTCATCAACTTGATTTAAAATATGCTGATATATTAAAGAAGTATGAGAAAAACTTAAAGAGACAAAATGAATTATTAGAGTTAAAGAAGATTGAAGAGAATAAGATTAATCAAAAATATCTAAACATTGGAAGTGATGAAGCTCCAAAAAGAACAACAGGAGTTGGATTAGATGGAATTGATTCTGTTGTTACTGATAATGGTAAACCAGAAGGGATAGATGAAGTAGCAGTTGCAGAAGATAAATATGGAAGTTTACTTGCTGCTGAGGATATATTTTATAAAGCAAGGCAACAAGCTGCAAGAGGAAATTTTGAAGAATTAGAAAAAATTGAGGCCACTCATTTAGCATTATCCGAAAGTTTAAATCTTGCACATAGTCTAGCAATAGGAGAAATTAATTTAAGAACAGCTGAGGGATATGCACAATTAGGAACAGCTATCGGTTCTATATTAAATCAAGCATCTATAGCTGCTGGAAGAAATACCAAAAAAGGGAAAGACTTACAAGTTGCAGCAACTACAATCTCAACTATTTCAGGTGGTATTAGTGCTTATATGGGAATGGTATCAAGTATTCCCGGTCCTGTAGGTATTGCTCTTGGTGTTGTTGCTGCTGCCGCTGTTGTTGCCTCAGGATATGCTTCTATTAAGAAAATTCTTGCTGTTCCAATACCTGATGCTGGGTCCGGTGGTCCATCTGTTGCTCCACCAACACCACCACAAATTAATTCCACAGTATTACAACAATTACCTACACAAGATGTGAGAGTTACTAATCAGAATCAAACTCCTGTTAGAGCTTATATCACTAATGGAGATTTACAATCTAATCAAGAGAAACAAGTATTCCTTAATAAACTCTCAAATTTCTAATAGGAAATAAAAAACAATACCACTAAATAAGTATGGATACTAAGAAGAAACTCAAGAGATATAGACTAAGGATAAATCCTGAAAAAGGTGCTTTAGTTGACTTCATATCTCAGGTGGAAGACCCAGCAATAGAAGTGGGTTTTCTAAAATTCAAAGAAGATGAAACACTTCATTTAAAATTCAATGAGGATAAAATGGAACTATTTGGTCCCATTCTTATTCCTGATATGCCTATTTATAGAGTATCAGAAACAATGGGAGAATATGAAGTTTATTTCACTGTAGAAGATATTAAAGAGATACAGATGCACTTTATGAAAAATGGTTTTCAGAATAATATAAATCTAGACCACACATCAAAAGATGCAGGTACTTATTTATTTGGATTCTTTCAATCATCTGATTTAATTCCTAACCCAACTGCTTTTAAAGATTTACCTCTAGGTACTTTATATGCTCATATGAAAGTAGAAAGTATGGAAGTATGGAATGATATTAAGAACGGAAATAGAACAGGATTCAGTATAGAAGGTGTTTTTGAAATGTTCATAGAAGAATTTGAAAAGAACTATTTACAAAAAATAAATGTGGCTACCACTAATAGAGTAGATACACAACAAAAAATAACAATCGAAGAAATGTTTAAAAATTTATTCAAGAAAGAAACTTTAGAAAAGATGTCTGAAGCATTTGCAGATTTAGCAAGTGATTTCAATAAAGTTGCTTCTGCTGATTACAAGATTGCTTCAAGAGAAGTAGGACAAAAAGTAGAAGTAGTTGCAGAAGATGGTTCATTAACTAATGCAGCTGATGGGACATATGAGTTTGAAGATGGATTCAAATTCACTGTTAAAGATGGTTTAATAGAATCAATTGATGGTGAAGTACCAGTAGCAGAGGAAGAAGTTGTAGAAGCAACTGAAGAAGTTCTAGCAGACCCATTAGAAGAAGTAAAAGGTGCAATCGCAGAATTACAAAAGCAAATGGCAGATGTATTAAAAATGATTGCTGATTCTAATCCAGAAGCAATGAGAAATGATATTGAACAAACATTATCAAAAGAAATTAAAGATAGTGCTGAAGAAATTAAAACTCAATTCTCTGTAGTATTTGAAAAGTTTTCAAAGATTCCAGCTGAAGAAAGTAAAGTAGTAAAGAATGTTGTAAGAGATAGTAACAAGAGAAATTTTGAACAATTTATTGCTTCATTGAACAAAAAATAAAAAGTGATACCACTAATAAAGTATATAAAGTCCTTTAATGGGACTTATAAAAAAATAAAAAAATGAAATGGGATTTGATATTACAAATTTACCAACTTGGGTTTCACAAGTTGACAAAAAAATCTTCCAAAATGCAGTTTATGGTTCAACCACTGCAAAAGATTTAATCGCAGCTGGTTCAGTTATCTACGGAAAACCTGGAAATATCGCTGTTAGAAAATTAAGCAACTCAGTTACTTTCCAATCAGGAAATGACAACTGTGCTAGAAATGCTTCAGGTGATATTACTTTAGGTAGTGCTACTTGTTCATTAGTTAGGTTTAAATCGGAAAAGAATATTTGTTATGAAGATTTGGATAATACTTATTATTCATTGCTTTTAACAGATTCAATTCAACCATCTGAAGAAAAAGCAACTCCTGAGTTTGCTAACGCTTTAATCCAGTCTGAGACTGATATTATAAAGCAAGATGTTGAAAGAGCTTTTTGGATTGGTGATACTGGTCTTACTGCTTCTTTTGGAACTAACTACCAAAACTTTAATAAGTTCAAAGGTATTCTTAAACAAGTTACTGATGGTGCTGAAATCGGAATGACTTTATCTGGTTCAACAATGACAGCTAAAATTCAAAATGCAATTTTAGTTTCAATGCCAGCTAATATTTATATGGCTGAAGATTTCAGAGTTGCAATTGGTGAAGATTTATACAATCAATACACAGCAGCTTTAGCTAATCAAAACATATTCAGACCAACAGATGATAAAACTGTATTTGGAACTTCTTTCAAATTCTGGGTTGTTCCGGGATTGAATGGTACAAATAAAATTGTAGCATTAAGATTATCAAATCTTAGACTTCCAATAAACAAAGAAGATGATACTGATTCATGTGATTTGTCTTACATCAAAGACAGTGTGTTCCATGGTTGGGGATTAGATACTTACTGGTCAGCTGGTATATGTGTTATTGACCCTGCAGAAGTAGGATACTTAGTATACTCTTAATTGAGTTAAGATGATAAAAAGGATACCAGAACTATTACTCTGGTATCCTTTATAAAAAATTATAAAAATGAAATGGCATGTTCTTCAATAACTGCAATTACTCGTATATGTGGTTCTACCAATAAGCCAGGTGTAGAGAAAGTTTGGATGGTAGCGTATAAGGATTTGTACGCAATTAGTGGTACAGATACATATACAGTAGGCACATCATCATATTTGGTTACATCAATAGGTTTAACTGGTTCAACAAAATTTGTTCAAATAGGAGTTTTAAAAGATTCAGCAGGTTTTGATACAGCTGGAACTTTGGACCCAACAAAAGGTACTAACAATGTTGTTAATACAATTGTATTGAAATTATCTGGTCTTAGTGTAGAGAATAGAAACTTTGTTTCAGCACTTACTTTCAACCCAGTAGCAATATTATTTAAAGGTAGAAGTGGAAATTATTATGTTGTAGGATTAAGTGGACTTAATGAGTTAGCTTCTTTCACAGCAACAACTGGTAAAACATCTGCTGATGATTTAGGTTATACTTTAACACTAACTGAAGCTGGTGATATTCCTTACCAAGTTGACCCAACATTAATTACTTCAATCGTATCTGCTTAATAAAAAGGATAGATGTGTATATAATAAGACCCGCTGTTAATTACAGTGGGTTTTCTTTTAATGAATAATCCTATTCTAAATATATAGAAATACCACTAATAAATAAACAAGAAGAGATAAATGTTACTAATAGATAAAGCTTCAAATGAACAAACACTATATACAACTTTAAGTGAGTTATCTGTAGGAGTTAATCCTACTTATAGTTTAGTCTTATTCAATTACTACACCAATACAACTTATAACTATGATTTAATCACAACTACATATTCTAATGCTAGATATGATAGAGTTGTTATTGAGTTAGATACAGAGTTAAATACTAAAATATTAGATGTGGGTCAATACTCTTATGTGGTGTTTCAATACGCTAATGTGGTTGAGAAAGGATTAGTGAAAGTGATTGATTCATCTATTGTAGAAACAACTTATGAAATAGTACCTGATGAAGAGGATGATGATTTTATAAGCTATAATCCTGAGGGATAAAAAAATAATAATAATGAATGTCAGAAATTATAGACCCTTTATTAGAGGTAGTTCAATTAGCTAAGTACTTGGTCCCACAATCTTGTGAGACTAAATCACTTTCAGATGATACAATGATTAAGTATGGTACTTTTAATGATTATCCAAATCACTTACTACACTGGTATCACAATTGCCCAATACACGCATCTATTATAAATGCAAAAGCATCTTATATAATTGGTGATGGATTAAAATTAAAATCAGGTGGAGATATAGATTTCAAACTTGGTTCTGAATCTATCCATGAGTTTCTAGAAAAGATTGTAAAGGACTTCTTAATACATAATGCTTTTGCTGTAGAATGTCAATATAATGAACTAACATTTAAAACAGATACACTTGCTTATAATCATATACCTGCACATACATTAAGACTTAATAATTCTAAATCTCATTTCTGGTATTCATCAGATTGGAAGACTAAATCAAGGTCTCAATTTGAGTATGATAGATGGAGTTTATATAACCCAGATTCTAAATCAAAAATCTTTTGGTATGATGGATATATTCCATCAGTGAATAAGGTTTACATGGAGCCAGATTACACAGCTTGTATTGAATCTATCATTACTGATATTGCAATAAGAGGATTCAATAGAAATAATATCATGTCTAATTTCTCTGTATCTAAAATCATTACTTGTGTTATTGGAGATAATCCACCAAAACAAATACAAGATGAATGGAATAGAAAGATTGGTAAATTTTTAGTTGGAGAAGGAGAGAAATATATATTGAACTTTAAGAATCCCGGCTCAGAGGATAAAATAAAGATTGATAACATAGATGCTAACTCATGGGATAAAGCTTATGAATCAACAAAAGCATTTGTTCAGGATGATATATATCAAGGTCACTCTTTTAGTGATGCACTTTTAAGAGCAACTCCGGGGAAATTAAGCAATGCAGCAGAGATAGAAGTGTTGTATGAAATATTTAAGAACAACTATATTCAAAATAAAAGGAGTCAATTAGAATCTGCTCTTTCATTATTATTTGGGGTTGAAGTAGAATTTATTGATAGACCCCTATTCTCAGGTAGAATCCCAGATGCTACAAAAGAAAAAGTATATACTATTAATGAGTTAAGAGCATTAGATAATTTACCTGCTCTACCAGATGGAGATAAACTATTACAGATTTTACCACAACAACCTTTACCACAAGCTGGGGCAACCACTAATAATCTAAATGACCAACTACCAGTTAATAGTGTTCTAACAAATTTAAGTGGTAGACAACTACAACAAGTTACTAGAATAGCTAGACAATTTGGACAGGGTAAATTAACAGAATCACAAGCATCTATTATGTTGAAAAATGGATTTGGTTTCTCTGATGAAGATGTGAAATTATATCTAGGGATTGAATGTGATGAACAAGACTTTTCATTGTTATTCAAGAATCAAGAGTTTAGATTAAGTGGGGATGATTTTGAGAAGGTAAAACATATGGGTATTCCTAAATCACAATTTGAGTTTATTGCTCTTGGTGATGAAGAGGAATTATCTAAGATAGAAATGAAGTTTGATAGAGAATCTGATATATCTAATTACGTTTTAAACAATGATATAAAAGGATTAACTATTGATGAATTGAAGATATTAATCAGGAGAGACTTAGAAATGAATATTACTACAAAAGAATTACAATCTACTCTAAAGAAATTAGGTGATGCTGGAGTTATTAAATATACTGAATCGAAAGGGATAATAGATATTAAACCTCCAGCAGAACCAAAGATTCCAAATAATGGTCAAGTTCAAGTGATGTATTCATATGAAGTAAAACCGGGACTTGGAGCTCCATTGATTTCAACATCAAGAGATTTCTGTGTTAAGCTTATTGAGAATGATAGATATTATTCAAGAATGGAAATACAAACTATGACAGGAATATTTGGATATGATATTTTCCAATATACAGGTGGATATTATTTCAATCCACAAACACAGGAAATATCTAAGTCATGTAGGCACAAATGGGTCTCAACAATTGTTACACCAAAAAATAATGATAACTAATGACTAATAGAAAAGTTCTTATTATAACTCCAACAGAAATAAAAAATGATTCTGTGATTGAGGAAAATGCTGATAATAAGATATTGAAAGAATCAATATTGTTATGTCAGGATTTATACTTGAGTGAAATTTTAGGTAAAACATTATATGATAGAGTTATTGAATCAATTTATGATTTTAGTTTATCAGCCACTCCAATAGCTGCTGATATTGTTGCCTTAATACCATATATCAAGAAGTATCTTTTATATAGTGTTGTAAGAGATTTTACTATTAATAATCATTATAAACTTAGTAATAAGGGAACATTTGTTTTATCTGATAGTAACGCTACTCCTGCAACTATAAAGGAATTAGAATATAGAATGAGTAGTTGTGATAGAGGAATCTCAGGATATAAGAATTTATTGATTGAGTATTTAACAGATAATGATTTAATAGTTGATTGTAATACTGATGTTGATTTTTTCAATAATGGTATTTATACTGACTTTGATAATGAATAAAAAAAATATTGAGATTAAATGTCTATAAAAGTTCTTATTATAACCCCATCTGAAATAAAAGCAGATTCAAAAATTGAAAATAGTGTTGATGATAAATCTTTAAAAGAATTAGTGATAAAGAATCAAGAGATTGATTTATATGCTATTCTTGGTAAGACTTTATATAATAGAGTTGTTCAATCAATCTATGATTATGAAATTAGTGCAACTCCTATAGAGGATGAACTAATAGAGTTACTACCTTATATTAAGAAGTATCTTTTATATCAAGTAGTTTCTGATTTCGTATTTAATAACAATTATAAATTAACTAACAAAGGAACTTTTGTTTTAAGGGATGAAAATGCAACTGCTGCTACTTCAAATGAAATAGAAACTTCAAGGTCTTACTATCAAAATATATGTGCTGCTTATAAGAAGAAATTAATTGAGTATTTATCAGAAAATAGTTTAGTTGAAAATACTAATACTGATGTTGATTATTTCAATAGTGGTATCTATACTGATTTTGATAACACATCTTGTGATGGTGATGGTTATATTACTTTTTCTGGTGGTGGGGGTGCTGGTTCTGGATATCAGGGTCCAAGAGGATTACAAGGAGCAAAAGGTTCTCAGGGAGAAGAGGGATTTCAAGGATTTCAAGGATGGCAAGGGACTCAGGGATTTCAAGGAATTGGTTCTACAGGTGTACAAGGTATAACTGGAAGTATAACTATTACTTTATCATCTTATGGAGTAACTGGAAGTCAGGGTGTTCAAGGATTTCAAGGTGTAGAAGGTGCTCAAGGTTTTCAAGGTGTAGAAGGTGCTCAAGGTTTTCAAGGTGTAGAAGGTCTTCAAGGAGTACAAGGTTTTCAGGGTAACCAAGGGTATCAGGGACATCAGGGATTCCAAGGTTTTCAAGGCAATCAAGGATTCCAAGGTGTTGTATCTTTTATCTCTATTACTTATTCAGCACTCACAACATTGATTTCTTCTAGTGGATTAACTGCTGGAAATTATTATTTAATTACTGATAGAGGTGATAATGGAATATTATTACAAGCTACACAAAATGATGAAGTATCAAAAGAGGGTATAAGATTTATGTTATGTCCATCTACTTATAATATTACTACAGATGGATTTGGTAATGTATGGACAGGTGTATGGAATAATTTAAATTCTTATTCAATAAATGATTTAGCTATATGGGGTGGTAAGGTTTGGAAGAATACTACTGGAGCAACTGGTTCTACAAGTAGTGCAACTGCATTGACTGGTGGATGGACTGAAATATCTAAATCAGGATTTACTAATAGTGTATACACAGAAATTCAATTTGGTGTTTCTTATGATATAGATAATGATTGGATAGAAAGGCAATGGGATGGTAGAGGAAACATATTTGGTGTTTCTTATGAAAGGTCTACTTATTGGTCATTAGGATTCAATCCAGTAGATATATCAGATTGGAACTTTATTGGACTTGAAAATAATAGGTGTGTTGGTATTTATAATAATATTTACTATAGCGGAGAAGATGAATACAATTCGTATTTAAATAACAGTGGTGGATTAATTTATGGAAATGGAATACAGGTTGATGTTACTGATAATGTTTTTGGAAATTATATAATTAATAATACTTGTTGGACTATTATAGGAAATAAAACTGGATATTCGATTTATAATAACTCCAACAATGGAAATATATTTCATAATAAAAATACTGGAGATATTTATAGTAATGTTTATGTTGGTGGTGTAGGTGTAAGTAACATAGAGTATAATTCCAATGTTGGTGCTATTTATAGTAATAACAATAAGGGAAGTATTTACTCCAACTCCAATGTTGGTGCTATTTATAGTAACTCAAATTTTGGAAATATTCACTCCAACTCCAATATTGGAAACATTAATTCAAATTCTTCTGAGGGTGGTTCTAGTAATCACCTAATTTATATGAATAGTAATATTGGAAACATTAATTCAAATACTATTTTAGAAATACCATTTAGTAGCGGTGAAGGTATTTTTAATAATACTAATATTGGAAACATTAATTCAAATAAAATATCCACTATTTCTAAAAATTCTAATAATGGAGATATTTCTAATAATATACCTTTAGGATTCGGTGATTCTACTATTACTCTTAATTCTAACAATGGTAATATTTATTATAATACTGGTATATTTAGTCTTACATATAGTTATTCTGAAAGTTGGGGGATATATAGCAATTCTAATCATGGAATTATTTATGATAATGAATCATGTGATATAACATTTAATTCTAACGCTGGTGCGATTTGGCAGAACAATATATATGGTCGGATATGGTTTAATTCTAACAATGGACAAATTTATAATAACTCCGGTTCTTATTCAATAATTGATAACTCAGAAATTAGTGATGATATTTCAAACTTTACCCTAACAGAAGATTTAACACAACCATTTTCTTTTCTTCATACAGGAGCATCATTTTCAACAAATGTCTCTTTCAATAGAACAATAACAGATAAGAATGGTTCTACTGGTCCTAATGGATATGTACTATCTGCAACAGGTGGAGGAGTTATGTGGATTGCTGGTGGTGCTGGTGCTCAGGGATTCCAAGGTATCTCAGGTGGAGGAACAGGTTCACAGGGTAATCAGGGTCTTCAAGGATTCCAAGGTCTTCAAGGGTTCCAAGGATTTATTGGTGTAACAGGTTCACAGGGTTATCAGGGACTTCAAGGACTTCAAGGATTTCAAGGTCTTCAAGGATTCCAAGGATTAATTGGTGTTACAGGTTCACAAGGATTTCAAGGTCTTCAAGGATTTCAAGGTCTTCAAGGATTTCAAGGTCTTCAAGGATTTCAAGGTCTTCAAGGATTTCAAGGTCTTCAAGGATTCCAAGGATTAATTGGTGTAACAGGTTCACAAGGATTTCAAGGTATTGCTTCTGGTGGTGGAACAGGTTCACAAGGATGGCAGGGTCTTCAAGGTCCAGCTGGTTCTGGTGGAACAGGAGGTTCTGGAACAATTGCAACTACTGATAATGCTTTATCTATTACTGGTTCTACTCTATCAATGAACAAAGAAGTAAATGTAATAACTTTTGTATCTCCAACATTTTCCTATGATGCTCAGATAAGTTACAATCAACAAGTAACACAAACAGCCAATGCTACAATGTCTATTATCAATCCTCAAGCAGGTGATTATTATACATTGAATGTTATTATGGGACCTGAAGGTGGTTATACTTTAAACTTACCCGGTGGAACAACTGCATCTTTGAATACAACAGGAACAGCTTCTACTTTATTAATGGCTTACTATGATGGTTCAGACTATTATTGGAGAACAAGTGTACCAACAATTAACTCTATAAGATTAGTATCAGATATAACAACATCTTCTACCACTGCAGTTCCAACCAATTTAATGTTCCCTATTGGTGTAAATGAAATATATGAAGTTCAAGTTAGTGGTAAATGTAAAAAAGCAACTTCAGCAACGGGAATGAGATTTGCAATCGCAGCTCCAACAGGATGTAATATTACAGGAGAACAAATTGGATTTAGTTCTGTATCAGGTGGAACCGTATCTGCTCACTTTATTGGTGCTATAAATACCTTAAATTCTCCAGTAGCTACAAAAACAAATATTGAGTATCCTTTTAAACTATCATTTGTAGTTTCTAATGGTACAACTCCGGGTATTATTGGAATACAGATAGCTACTCAAACATCAAATGTTGCAACACTATTTGCCAACACCAGAATGTTCTGGATAAAAAGTAATAGTGTTTAATGACTAATCAGAATTTCTATGCCCTATCAGATAATAATTTAAGTAGTTTTTCTGGTGGAACACAGGCAATGTGGAATATGTATGATAAGAGTGGGAATGTATTATTGAGTAATGAAAATAGAAATACTTCTAAAAATGGTACTACTGGTTGTGTTAGGGCAACTATTGGTAAATCAAGTGGTAGATGGTATTGGGAAATAAAGTTTACTAGTACGAGTCCAGATATGTATATGGGTGTTGCTACAATTGCTGCTACTTTATCAAGTTCTCCAAATAGTCAAGCTACTTGTTGGACAATTGCAACAGATGGTGGAGATTATTATAATAATGGATTTATAGGTAATGCAAGTGGTGTATGGCCTGCTGTAAATTTAGATGTTCTTGGATTTGCCCTAAATATGGATGCAGGTAGTTTAACACTATATAGAAATAATACTGTATTAACACCAACTCCTTTATTTACTGGACTCACAGGAACTATCTATCCATTATTATTTATTCAGAATAATGCAAATACTGCAACAGTAAATTTTGGACCCACTGGTATGAGTTATTCACCACCAGCTGGATTTAATGAAGGGTTGTATGATTTATAAAAAATGTTTTTAAAATGAGTTGTAGAAATATAAATCTATCATTAGATAATGTTATAAATGTAACTGGTGATTTATTCACAATGGTGGATGAATTTGGGAATTATGTTTTTTATAATTTAGATAGTACACAAGCATCAGGAACATTTTCAGTAAGTAATATCTCAAGTAATTTTACATTAACATCATTTACTCAAAGTGGAACATACTCTTCTTGTTATAATCCTCTTTATGATGGTGATGCAACTGCTTTTATAATAGCTGGAGAAATCACAGATGAAACACAAAAGTCAGCCGTACACAGACTTACTATTGATTTAAAATCAAATAATTTATGGGATAAATTGAAATGTATTTATCCATTTGTTGGAGGTACAGAACTTGCTCATAGGCAGAATTTAAAAATATCTCACATACAAGATGTAGTTGCTTTTAAATTATCATTTTATGGTGGGTTTACACATAGTTCTAATGGTGTGTATCCTAATGGTTCTAATGGATATGCTGCTATTAGCTTTAGCCCATCAACACATTTATCAGGAACATCTAGTGTATCATTAGGATATTATTCTAGAACAACTACTTCAACTAATGCGATGGCTTTTTCAAATGTTAGTGGAAATAGATTATTTCTATATTTGAAATTTGCTTCTGGTGATTTAACAATATTTGATTGTTATAGAACAACTGGTGGATTTAGAGTAAGCACTACTGGTGTAAATACATCAGGATTCCTTATAGGTAGTAGAGTTAGTTCAACTGATTCTAGATTATATAAAAATGGTTCTCAGATTGGAACAACACAAACTACTTTAATGGTAAATAGTCCAAGTACTGGATTTATGGATTTGTTTAGACAATCTCCTGGTACATTATATAGTAACTGTGAATGTGCTTTCGCATTTATTGGAGATGGTCTTACATCAGATGAAGTATCAACACTAAATACAATTGTTAATACATTTCAGACCACACTAGGAAGGAATGTTTAAAATAATAAAATATACCACTAAATAAGTATGACCCTTAATGAAATAATTGTTGCCCTAAAAGCTTACTTTAATAATCACTCCTTTATAAACACGGTTAATGTAACCATGGATGATTCTGATTTTAACGCAGTAAATGATATTGTATATCCAATTGTAAATATTCAATACTTAGATACTGATGTATCTGATATTTCTCTTAGTCATAATTTTAAAATTGCAATAGGAGACTTAACAAATCCTAATGTAGAATTGATTGATATAGAAATTATTTCTGATAGTATTCAAGTTGCAGATGATTTCTTTGGGTGGTTAGATAATCAATATGATTTTGATTGGAATAAAAATACTTCACTACAACCATTTAGTGATAGTAATGTAGATAGAATTAGTGGTGTAGTATTTCAGATAACAGTATCAGTGAATAGAAAATTGGACAGCGACTGCTTAGCACCACATATAAATTAATTAAAGGGGAATGGATTTACACAATGAAGAAAATAAAGTGTGGTTTTTAGTTGGGAGTTTCATAGGTATTTTAACATCTATTGAAGATATATATTTAGCGGAATTATTTCCCATAGTATTAGTTAAAGCCATTTTAATTGCAGCTGCTTCAGGTTTCGCAGGTTTATTCGGAAAATATTTATTTCAAATGTTATTAAGAAAATTTATAAAAAAAGGAAAACAAGATGAGAAAAAAAGTTAAGACAAATGTTATTAAATCACTTATCACAACATCATTAGGAGTTGCTTGTGGAGTTATAACTTTAATTTTATTATTCTCTGGTAAGATGGATTTTGTTTGGGAGGGAATCGGTGGTTTAGTTATTGCTACTCTATTGATATTAGCTCCAGATGCAATTGTAACAAATACTGGTGTATTCATTGGAAAGTTTACTAAGAAAGGTGAACCTGATAATCAGAATCCTCCAGTATAAGTAGCAACTTTAAAATACTCCTTATACTTTTCTCTGGGTAGGATATATAATCTTGTACAATTACTATCACCACCACTAGTGATTTGAATGTCTCTTTCAAATTTTAATCTTGAAATCAACTTTCTCAGAACATCCACTTTTATCATCCATATATTATCTACTGTCTTATTTAAAAAATAATTGACCCATAAATCCGATTTTGTAGTTGTTATCCCTGATGGAGTATTATTATAACTTAATTCAAACACAATATTATTAGTATCAAAATCATCTGTGATATATTTATCCGTTTTAACCTCTACAAATATCTCATTAAATTTACCTTGAAATACTAGGTCAAAATATTTAATCTTATCAGGATATAGTTCCTTTGATGTTCCTTTAAAATCTAATCCTTTTGATTGTAGGAATTTGGCTATCTCTTTTTCTCCATCTTCACCAAATCTGAGGTCTTTATAGAAGTTTACCATGTCTATCTTTTTAGTGGTATATATATTCACTAAAAAAGTCAATACTGGTAAGGGTGGATTATTTTAAGAATTTTGAAAAAAATGAGGATTTCACTATATCTGAGACCCTGTAATAGATTGATTCTCATACTTTCATTTTAATACCTCAACAGATGTAGGGGAAGTAAAATGAAAGTTGTATATTAGCCAAAATCATTTTATATGGATAATATCACTATTGGACTTTATTGTAGAGTATCTACAGATGAACAAGCTCAAAAAGGTCTATCTCTCAGAGACCAAGAAATAAGGGGAATTGAGCTAGCTAATAAACATGGGTATAATTATGAGGTTTATACTGATGCTGGATTATCAGGTAAAATCCCTTTTACTAAGAGACCTCAATTAAAGAAACTGATTGATAGAATCACTGATGGAAAAATACAGGCAATTTTTGTTGCTGATTTCCATAGACTATCAAGAGGTGACCAACTTCAAACAATTATTCTTAAATCAATCTTCAAAGAAAACAATGTAAAGGTTTATGAGGGAAGTATTCTTATAGACTTGGATGATGTGAATCAGATGTTACTTACTGATATGAAATTTTTATTATCAGCTTATGAAGTTGCTTCCATGGGTAAAAGAATTAAAGAGAAATTACTAAGAGGTGTTCTTGATGGTCATGTTAATGGTGGTCCCTTAAAAACATATGGATATAAAAAGGGTGAAAATAAAATGATGGTTATTGATGAAGATGAAGCAAAAGTTGTGAGAATGATTTATACAATGTCTTTAAAAGGAATGGGAACTAAATCAATTGCTAATCATCTAAATGAGTTAAAGATTCCCACAAAGAGAGGTTCATCTGTGAAAGGATATATGAAAGTGAGAGGTGTTAGAAAGACTGAGTTTATTTGGAGAGATGCTGTTGTGTATAGAATATTAAAGAATCCTATTTACATGGGTAAGAGATTATTTAAGGGGGAGTTGTATGATGCTCCAGCAATTATTGAATCTGATGTGTTTGATATGGTTGCTCAAAAAATGACAGGGAAGCAAGTATTTGTAAATACAAGAAGTAAGTACACTTATTTATTGAAAGGTTTAGTATTTTGTAGTAGATGTAAGGGTAGAATGTATGGAAGGAAAAGAGAGGATTTATCTGATAACGCTTACATCTGCACCACTCAAAGATTTAAAGGTGAGTTTTGTGGTAATAGAGGTATTAACATTGATTACATTGAAGGAGTTGTTATTGATAATCTATTGAGGTTGGATAAACAAGTAGAGGAATTTTTTACCAAATTACAGGGAGAGGGTAAATACTATAAAAATCAATATAGTCTCCTGAGTGATTTTAAGACTAAATTAGACAGCTTAATTAAGGGGAGGGATAATCTATTAGATATTGCTCAAAGGGGTTCTATTAATCCCAGTTCATTCAGGGATAGATTAATTAAGTTAGATAATGAAATCAATCAAGCGGAAGAAAGTATTAAGGTGACTAATAAGAATCTTGGTATCTTTTCACAAAAGGATGATGTAATGAAATTCTTAACTACTTCTATTAAGGAATTTAAAAAGAATCAAGATATAGAATCTAAGACTAACTTCATCAGGAGTTTTATTAATTCTATTTATGTTAGATGGGATGATGATTCTCTTACACATTGGATAAGCATTAATTATAAGATTGATAAAATATCACAGTATCAATTATCAAAAGAACTTACTGTGAATAGAACCGGGATGGATGATAATAAAAAGAAGAAAGTTAAAATCATTAATGAAGAGATTGTTATTAGAATTGCAATACTCACTGATATTGAAAAAGAAATTATCACTGTAAAATTTAAAAAATAATGTTTGATAGGGATAAATATTATTCACTTACTGAGGTTGTAAAGAAATTTAAAATCTCCAGAGTAAAGTATCATCAACTACTCAAGGATAAAAATATACCTATAGAATCAACTCTTATTGATTATGGTGATTATAGGATAGAGACCATCTATGTTGAGCGTAGCATCATAGATGGTCTATTAGAGCTGAGGGTTAAGCTCTGAATATAAATCCATATCCCAATTCTTTCAACTCAAGGATATCAGAATCTACTAACTGATTGGTTATATATTCCCTATCATTATCTCTAATAATTGCGTTCCTATATTGCTTTAAAATTGGTGAGTTTTTATCTTCCTTTTTTATATATCCTCTTGAGCGTTCATTGTAACAACTCCTACAGATATTCACAACATATAGTTTCCCTCTATTTTTATTAATTGGGTAAGTATTTATATCCTTAAATACCCCACATTTTTGACATTGTTTCATTTCCATATACTATATATTCTAATCCAAAAATGATTTTTTTCATCTTCGGTTGTTTATGGAGATAATGAATGATATCTGGTTTTATATATAGTATATGGAAGAGAGGATTTGTAAGACTTGTGGAGTATTAAAATCATTAGGAGAGTATCAAAAGATTAGAAAGGGAAAGGATTATTGTAAAAGAATTTGTAGACAATGTAGTAATGAGAAAGTAAGAATGAATAAACAATTTTATACTACTTGTATAAGGTGTAAAGAATCAAAGAAAGCAACTAAAGGAAAGTATTGTAAAGAATGCTATACTGAATATATGATTGAGTATAATAAAAAATGTTATGATAAATGTATGAGTGAGGGTAATAAAATATGTAAGACTTGTGAGGTATCAAAACCACTTGATGATTATCGCAGAGTGAAAAATAATAAGGAATACTTTTATCCTCATTGTCGCAGTTGCTATAACGCTAGACAAAAATCTCTTAGACCAACTTATTCTATCTGTAGTATGTGTAAAGAAGAAAAGGAACCATCTAAAGGAATGTATTGTAGAAGATGTTCTCAATCTTATATGCGTAAATGGAATCAACACGAAAGAGAATTTAAAGCTTCTATCCCTGATGACTACCAAGAACAAATTAAAACATTCACTAAGAAAATTATTGATAATGGATTGAGGGTTGATTTATGGGATATTAATAACATTGTTACTTACTATTCTTATGTTACTACTAGAATACATGAATATGATGGATATAAATTCGGAGCACAAATCAATATGATGTTTGAAAAATTAATTAAAGTAAGCAGATGAATATAGTAAGAGATTATAGGGCTAATGCCTATAGAATGGAATATAGAATAGGTGCTGAAAAGATTGTGAGTTATTTAGATATTAATGCTTCTAATGAGGAATATAATAATTGGAAGCTTGAACATAAATTATTCATAAGACAAAAGTTATTAAACATCCTTGTACCTGATTGGATTAACAAAAATTGATTTTTAGGATTTAATATATAAAAGAAAATTTATCCTATGAAACTATCTACTGAAACCAAACACCAACTATTAAAGGAACAAGTTATTGAATCTTCTTTCTTCTTAACTAAATCAAAAATAAAAGGAGATATAGAAGCTGCTCAAATGTGGAATCAAATTATGATAACTGCAATTGAACAAATAAAAAATCTTAAACATGGTAACTCTTAAATTATTAGTTAGAAGAGATAGTACCTATATTCCCAATTTCATTGATACAAGATTGAAAGAACATTATCAATCTTATACTTTGATGTCTGGTAATATATGGACTTCAATTCTCACTTGTTGTAATAAGAAATTCTATTCTGAACTTGATATTGATTTATTAGCATCTGGAATGTTTGATGTCATTAATGAGATTAGGTATATATCTACTGATGAACTTTATTATTTAGTTTATAAGTATATGATTAAAAAACTAAAGGAGTATCAATCTTTTGCTAATGATTATGAAGAGTATGAAGCAGCTCAGAATTTAAAAATGTTACTAATATCATTATCCAATATTAAAAATATCCCCATTGATGAGTAAGTATAAAAGTGAGTTAGTTATTTATTCTCTTAATAGATTCTATAAAATGAAATCAAAGGGAGAAAAGAAAAGTGTGAAGGAGATAAAGAATAATTTGAAGTCTAATATCATAACCTGGCTTTATAATTCTGGTGAGATACAACATAAAATAAAGGGGATGTGTTATAGGAATAATATACCTATTGATTCTAAAATAGGGGAGGATGTGATTCAAGAATCTTTTATCCAGTTATTTAAATATAATACTGATGAACTCTTTCTTGCCTATTGTAATAGTCCAAGTAGAATAGTTGCAATCATGACTACAATTACAAGTAGAACAGGATTTAGGAAAATGAATGATAATGTATCTCCTAATCAAAGTGTATCTAAGAAAATATTATATGGTTCCAATTTTCAAGGCAATGGAGAACATCTAGGGAATCAACTTTTAGAGCTACCTATTTACTTGGATGATGATTTGGATTTATGGGATGTTATTAAAAGTAAATTGAGTTTTGAAGATAATGAGTTTCTAGAATT